TTAGTCTGTCATATTCATCATATGAAATTGGTGCAATAATATAAGGATGACCACTACAAGTAACCTGTTCATTCAGTGAAATAAACAAGTCTGAAGGAAGAGAGTAAACGCGAGAGTCACTATCAAAAGTAGTAGTGCCAGCAACAGTGCTTAAAATCTTAGTGCTAATTAAAGTACTAAAATCCGATTGTCTCTTAGGACTATCATCAAAGCCGTCTTGCTTTAGATTAGCCTTTGGATTAAAATAATTCTTAATCAGCTCCTCTTGAGCTTTAGTCAAGAATACTGATTTCTCATATTCATTCAAGCCAGGAGCCTGGTTAGATGTGATATTGTTATACAACACATCAAACTGATCACTGAATTCCTGTACTGTCATCCTCTATCCTCCTATAAATTTAAATTCCTATCTTTGTTCTGTATGTGGCTATTATATAGCCACTCTCCTTTCTTTATCTAAATCCCCCTCCTCTATTCCCCCTCAAGCTAGAGTGGGCTAGGGGGAGGCCTCTTTATTTCTCTTTCACTTTAGCCTGAAGTCCAAACAGCACTTCCTGGTTCTTAGGCTTGCTAAGCCAGCGAGCAGCTATATTGATAGTAGGCTCTTCACCATCACCACACATAGGCTGATTACCATCCTTTATATAGAGGAAACCGCCTCTGTCTGCCACCACACCCTTAGAGATGCACTTGCGGATAAGCACCTTATTGTCAAGACTGTCATCATCAACAATATTAAGGAACATACGCGCATTCTTGGCACTGCTCTTGATAAGGTCTAGGGCCTGGGTCTGTAGCCACTCTTTAGTAGTTTTCTCACCGTATTTCTTGCCCATCATCGTCTCAACAATCAGCTTCAGCACATCAATATCCTCAGCCACCTTACCCAGTTTCATCACAGCCTGGATAGTAACATCAGTATTAGTCTGTGCCAGCTTGCTCTCTTGATTCTCACGAATGATGACAAACTCATAGGTCTCCTTGGGTCTTGCTTCCCACTCTTCCCATGAGGGACAAATCTTATCTTTGTTTGCCAACAGAATCTTCACTGCGATATACTCAAGGGGCTTTGACAAGTCAAACCTGTTATCCCTCTTATGCAGAGTAACAGCACTCATACCCGAAGGATTACTGGTACTCCAGAAATTCTGATTGGCTGGCTGCTTATAGACACTCAGGGAATTCTTCTCAAGACCCATCACTTCCTCAAGACAGTCTTTCTCCTCATTAGTGAGGACATTGACGAAGTTATTGCTCTTCTGCAGCTTAGGCACACAGTAAGTCCTGAAGGCATTCTCATGCATGCCATCACCCATGATATGATTGGAATCCTGTACCATCCCAGTCCTCTTAGGCAGCTTTCTTACTATGACTATCTCATTTCGCAAGCAACTCTTCATCTCACTCTTCTTCTCTTCCATTTCTTAAACTCAGTTTTTAAATCCTAAATATCGAAATATCCTAATATCGAAATCCCGAAATATCAAAAATCTCAATTCTCAATTCTCAAATCTAAACTCAAACAAAAAGGGTAGGGGAAGGAGCCCAAAGTCTCCTTACCCCATTCCTCTTTATTAGTCAGAAAGAATATCAGGCATTACCCTCACAGTCCTGGTGGGATCCCAGACAACAATACCGATGTCAGCCATCTTGTGGATTACAGCTGCATCCTCATCATTGCTCATGTGGTCATTGTTCCAAGCACCAGTGAAAGGATTACGCATACCTGCCTCATAGCCACGCCACTCATCAGGATGACCCTTAATCTTACACTTCTGGATGTTAGGCTCCTGACCAGTACCCAAGTCAAGGATGTCATAGATGTAAGAGCTTACGAGGCCACCTTCAGGATGAGTAAGCTTCAGGCCACTGGCATTGATGTTATCCTTAGTCTGGTCAATCTCAAGGGTAATCTTGATACCCATAGGAGCAACGAACTCAAACACCTGAGGAACGGCAACTCCAATACCACCACCCCAAGGAGCAGCAGCGTTGTTCACCTTCTTCATCAAGCCAAGGTTAGTAGCCTCAAAGTCAAACATGCCCTTCCAGCCACTGCCATCAGCAAGAGCTTCCTTCTGGAACTTAGCACCACCACGCTCACCAGTCCTGATAGTCACATTCCTCTTGTTGAAGTCTGCCTTACCAGCAAACAGGTTATACAGAGCTTCCTCAATGGGCTTCAGAACAGCATCATTGTAGTACATCACATTACCGCCATTCTCCATCTGAGCATAGAGAGCATCACCACACTTGATGACATCACCACTCTTGCCATAGTTCATGTACTCGCCATTCTTGTTGCGATTACTCCTACCCCAGGCATGAGCATAGTTCTTATAGTCATTGAAAGTCTTCTCAAGCTCGTAGTCCACATTCAGCATCCAGGCATTAACAAGAGTAGGCTTAGCACCGCCACCCTTGTTCACAGGAACAGCAATAGCAAGCTTGTCATCCATCATGTCACCACTGACCTTGTGGTGAATACGAATCATTGACCACTCATTCCTCAGAGTTGCAGGAATAGCATGGCGAATACCACCAACCTTCCTGGAAAGTCCACGCTCAACAAAAGCAGCACCATAGCTGAACAGCTCACCTGGCATCAACCTCTCTGCAGGTACACCATCAGTGATACCACCCATAGTCTCTACCTTGTACACATACTTAGTACCTTCCTCCCTGGCATCACCAAGAATACGAAGAGGATACTTGTTACCAAGGTTACCTTCAATAGTCTCGCCATCAAAGAACCAGTGCTCATCAAACACCAGATAGAAGGGCTGTGTACCAGCCCCAACATTTGCACTGTGGCTTGAATCAACAACTACACCATTCTCATCACGGCACTCAACCAAAGGAATAACCCTGTCAGTACTGCCAGTGACATTCCACACATACTCATCACCACTCTCAAACTCCTTCACAGGAAGACCTGCAAGCATGGTGTCCAGCGTCTTACCCTTCTCAAAAGCCATCAGCTGAATCCACATGTCATTCACCTTCTGAACTGAAGTACCGAAGATGGAGTTGATATGGGTCTTCTTGGTGATGGTAGGTGCCCAAGCAGTAAAATGCTGCATCGTAAATTTTCCAATTTGTCCAGCCATAATCAATCAAAATTAATCATTAAAACTTTTTCTATTATTCTCAATTCAAATCTTTCTATTTATATCCCCCTCTCCTTCAGAGGGGAACAGTAGTCTCCCCCAGTTGGGGGAGGATGGAGGGTGCCCCTATATCGCCAAACTCCAGTTCTCCCTGTCTTCAGGAAGAGTGTTTGCCAGATTCAGAGTACCATCACCATTCCTCTTTGAGTTATTAAGAATGTTTGCCACCTCATCAAAGCTGCTCTTTATCTTAGCCTTAGCCTTGTCTCTCACCAGCTTGTCAACATTCTTAAACTCTCCAGTCAAAGCAAACAGAAGACCCACATTCTCCATGAACTCCAGAGGATGCTCCCTCTGATATTTCTGAAGGGCTGTCATGTAGTTACCTTGCTCATCTTTATATACTGGCTTGGTAATGACATCATATGCCTTCTGCCTCGTTACCTTGTCTACCTTCACTCCATCATAGAAATTCTCTGTATCCAAGATGTGCTTCTTCAAGTTAGCATACTGTTTCTCTTCATAATCCTTCTTCTGACGCTGTCTCTGCTCCAGCTCTTGCTGATAGCCTTCCACCTTATTCTTATAGAACTCCTTACAGCTCTCAAAGGCTTCTTTGGCATCGTCAATATCATTGCCGTCATCAAAGCTCTTCTGAATAAGTCTCACAGCCCTCTCATGCTTAAAGCCCCTGTTGATATAGTCCTGGTACATCATCTGCTTACGCAGCTTCTCACCGTCTTCTCCCTCTTTAGTCAGAAGGTCAAAGGTGTCTTTGTTCTCCAAGTACTGACTCAGGTTAAGGGCCTGCTGATACTCATTGAGTTCCTCAGGTGTTGCTCCTCCATTGATAGCCTGCTCAATCCTCTTCTGTCTCTCATCAAGCATCTTGGTTATCTGGTTGTCAAACATCTGTCTTAATGTGGCAGGGTCTTTGACTGCATTAACCTCGTCATCAGAAAGGTCAGGGAAAACACCTTCATCTCTTGTTGCTCTGGCAATGGAAGAGAAGAGGTTTGCTTGTGGAGTGCCAGAATCATTTCCAGATTCGGGTGTCTCCCTGTTTCCCTCTGTATGCTCTTCACTGCCTACGCTCTCTGATTGATTACCTAAAAGGTCTGAAAAATCAACCTCAGCAGTTTCTTCTACTGTATCATTATTTTCACTTGTGGCAGGAACACCGTCCTCACCATCATCTGCAGCAGCCTCTGATGCTGCGTCTGCCTGATCTGAGAAGAGCTTCTCAATCTCTTCTGCGCCAAGCATGTTGTCTAAACCTATTCCTTCCATGTTTTTCTCCAATTAACATTTTTCTGGTGCAAAGATAAATACAATCCAAATGATTAGCAAAAAGGTAAATTTTCCATTAACTTTTAACCATTAACCTTTCACTTTCCACCTTTCATCTTAGCAATTCTCTCTTGGCTCTTAATCTTCTCCCTCTCAACCTGCAGCTTCTCCCTGTCAATCTGATTCTTCTCCTGTTGTTCTTTGAGCTTCTGCTGTAGCTCAAGCCTGTCTTTGTCTGTAATAGAACTGACAGGGTTCTCAGTAAAGCCTGATGCTCTTGCAACACTGGAGTCAATATTTGCCTGAGCCTGAATCTGAGCCACAAGTATCTTAGTATCATTATCACGCTGATTCTGAATATCCTTCTGCTCCATCTCAAGCTGCTTCTGCTCAAGGTTCTGCTCAATCTCCATCTGCCTGAGTTGCTGCTCTTGCTGTTGCATCTGCTGTTGCATCTCTTCTGCTTTCCTCTCAGCATTCTCCATAATCCTGGTCTTCTCAGCAAGTGACTCTGAACCATAGAGCTTCATGATGGTAGAGAAGTTGTACTTCTGACTCTGCACTCCCATCTCAGCAAGGTTATCCAGTCTCTGCATGAACTTCATAGTACCCTGTGAGTTGTCTACCACCAAACCATAGTCACAGTCATTATAGGCATCTCCGTCTATCTCCATAATCCTCTGGGCTCCCATAGAGGTGATATACTCAAACTTCTTCTTCCTTCCCTTCAAGGCTATCTTCGAGGTATCAATGAAACACTCCAGCACTCTTTTCTTCAGGTTATCATGTCTTGCAAAGATAGCCTCTGTGATATGTGAGCTCTGAAGTGTGGCTCTCTCTACTCCTCCTACTGTCTCTCTGTTAGATACCTGTCCCAGTCTCTGAGGTGTGATACCACATGCTTTACCCATCTGCACATCAAGCCAGTCAAGCAGCTGTATGTTGAACTGTATCTCATTACTGACTGAGGCATCTACTACTCCAGCAGTATTGTTGTTCATAGCTCCATATAGCTTACCTGTTGCTGAGCCCTTCTTTCCTTCATTGAAGGAGTTCTTCACTGCCAAGTGATTCACCTTGGCAAAGTAAAGCCATTTCTCTACCTTCCAGGAGTCAGGCACTGAAGCTGTATCAAAGATGGTCAGCTTACCTAGGTTAGATTCCAGAAGCTTATAGAGCTTGTCTATGGTAGCATCATACATATAGGCATAAGGCTTCAGGATATCTACAAGCGAAGGACTGTTATTACTGCCTATATTATATATCTGACCTATAATGCCAAAATGACACCTGGAAGGATTACTCATGGAGTTATATTGGATGGGTCTTGGCCTGATGTTCACATAGATTTCTGTACCTATCTTTGTTCCTTCCCATGCCTCATTCACCCAGAATACTTCTTCTTCTTCACCCAAAGCTGCATTGCAGATATAGGTCTCAGGATAGAAATGATATTCTTCCTCGCCTGTCATAAAGTCATACTTCTTGACTTTCTTAATCTTCCTCCTGCTCTTCCAGTATACTCTCAGCACTCTCACATTGCCTTCTCCATCATAGGGCATAGCTGAAGATGTGTATCCGTATTCTCCAAGCAAGGCAGAGAAGAAATGGGGATTGCTCACCATGTCATTACCCAGCTCTGGATCCATATAGGCATTCCTGTCATCCCACATAGGACTATTGTCACTGCTGTCTCCAGTAGTACCCGACACTAGCTTCTCCAAGTAAGCACAGTCTTTCTTGCTCAGCACATCATAGTAAGTATCATAGACCCATCCTATACTCTTGAAGTCTTCGTACACTATCATGTCTGCATCTTCTGTCCTGTTGCTGTTACCTGACCTGAAAATGCGAAGCTTTAGAGGGTCTAGCTTCTCTAGGACAGGCTCTCCTCCTTGTATATCACAAAGATAATGCTCTTCCTTGCATATCAGGGAGTCCATGATACCTTCTGTGTCAAAGATATTCTTGAAGTCATACTGCTTGTCATAGTGCTTCAGAAGCTCATTGGCCTGCACCTCCCTCATGTCCTGATACTGATACTGGAAGTAGTCATTCTGCTCATTGAGTCTCTTCTGATAGTCTTCCTCCGACATACTCTGATTCTCAATCAAAGCCTGAAGACTCTCAAGCACGGCATCTCTCTTTCTGTTCTCAATATCACTGATGGCATTGGGATTGGTCACTACCACATGCCAGTCAAAAGGTCTGTTGATAGCCTCTCCCTGAAGCAGGTTCAAATATGAATTAATAGTAGGGTAGTGCTGAAGGGTCTCAGGAATAAAACTCGCATCCAGGTTATTGGGATTAAGGACATAGGCTATGTCTTCCTTATGCAGCTTCAGGTTCACAAGGTCATAGTTGATTTTCTTATGCCTGCATGAGAACTTGACAGGGGAGCTGTTCATAAGACTACCCTTGGCATCTGCA